TTCCAATAAATACATCAAATTTGACATATAGTGTGGTGAATTCTATAGCAACGACAGCTAATTCAGCAAATTCTATATTTTATGAACGTAGGGTACATGATGAACAATTTTTTAAAAACTCAACTGATTTATTAACTGACTATAAAAAAGTTCGTGGAATTGGCAAATCTGGCCAAGCCGAAAGTTATTTAATAGAAAATTTTATTGGATCCGACAAACTTCTTTCCAGGTTGCAATAAATAGAATATGGCCTTAGGAACAATTACAGATACAAGAGAATTTCGTGATTTGGATTTGAATTTTAGAATTCATCCAATCAAGAAAGATATCAATAAACATACAGCTGAACTGGCGGTAATTAATTCTATTAAGAATCTGATTATGACCAAGCATTATGAGGTACCGTTTCAACCAGAAATTGGTTCTAATATTCAAAAATTATTGTTTGAACCATTAGATTCAGTTACAGGTACTTTAGTTGAAATGGAAATAAAACAAATTGTACAAAATTTTGAGCCTCGAGCTAGTATTTCATTTGTGCAAGTTTTTCCAGATTATGATAAAAATGGCTTTACGGTTGGTATGGAATTCTTTATCGTTAATAGAACCGACCCAATAACAATACAATTCTTTCTAGAGCGAGTTCGCTAATGGCACAAAATCGTTTACAGATCACAGAGCTTGATTTCGATACAATCAAGACTAATCTAAAATCATTCTTAAAACAACAAACGGAGTTTCAAGATTATGATTTTGAGGGCTCTGGTTTAAATGTGTTAGTTAATTTACTGGCATACAATACACATTATAATGCCTATTATCTAAACATGGTGGCTAATGAGTCATTCTTAGATACTGCCTTATTGCGTGATTCTGTTGTTTCTCATGCAAAAACTTTAGGTTATATTCCCCATTCTAAAACAGCTTCAACCGCAGTTATCAATTTAACTATTGATAGTGGTAATTCGACATTAGACACATTGACAATTCCTAAAGGTTATGTTTTTAATTCAGATTTGATAGATAAAAGAATTTTCAATTTCGTTGTTATGGATGAAAACACAGTTACTAAATCTAATACAAGTTATCATTTTGAAAATTTAAATATCAAAGAAGGTGAATTAACAACTTACACCTACACATATGATGAAGCTTCAAATCCAAAATCTGTTTTTCTATTACCTGATGCAGATATAGACACCTCTACAATTACCGTAATTGTTAAGCCTTCGGCTTCAAATACAACATCCACGGTTTATAATAAAGTGACAGATATATTGGATGTTACAGCTGCTTCTGAAGTCTTTTATTTACAAGAATCAAAAGGCGGAAAATATCAAATTTATTTTGGTGATGGGACTGTTGGTAAAAAATTAGACGATGGATCGGTAGTAGCAGTTACATACTTATTGACAAATGGTGATTTAGCAAATAAAGCAACTGGATTTTCTCAAACATCCGCTATTGGTGGTTATACAAATTCAATTATTGAGGTTTTGTCTGTGGCAGCTGGAGGATCAGATAGAGAAACTGTTGAAGAAATTAAAACATCTTCACCATTACAGTTTACAACACAGAATAGATTGGTAACAATAAAAGATTATGAGTCGTATATAAAGAAAAATTATCCAAGTATTGATTCACTTTCAGTTTGGGGTGGAGAAGATGAAGTTCCTGCAGTTTATGGAAAAGTTTTAATTTCTTTAAAACCAAAAGCTAACTATTATATTACAGAAATTGAAAAGACAAGAATACTTAATGAAATCATTAAACCTAAGTCAATAGTTTCCGTAAGTGCAGAAATTCGTGATCCTGAGTTTCTGTTTATATTGTTAAATACTACGGTAAAGTATGATTCTAAAAGAACAACATTATCTGAAACTATATTAAAGTCATCAATAAGAAATGCTATTATTAACTATAGAGATACCAATCTTAATAAATTTAGTAGTATTTTTGCTTTATCCAAATTGCAAGACAGTATTGATAGCATCAGCTTAAACGGCATTATTGGATCCGAAACTGTGGTTCGATTACAAAGAAGATTTCAACCAGAGATAGGGTTAACATCAAATTACAAAATTAATTTCGGTGTTCCTTTGCGCCGAGGAACAATTACAAATAAAATGACTTCAACTGAATTTGTAACAGTTGATAATATTGGTGTAAGTCGTACAGCTATTCTTGAAGAAATACCGCAATCATCTACGGGCATTTCATCAATAGAGATTTCTAATGCAGGTTATAATTATCTAACTGCGCCAACCATAACTATTACTGGTGACGGAGTTGGAGCAACAGCTATAGCTACTATTTTAAATGGTCAAATTTCAGAAATAAAAATGACAAATCGTGGTGTTGATTATAGTCGTGCTGTTGTAACAATCACAGGAGGCTCTGGTGTTGGAGCTATTGCCACTGCTGTTATAGATTCTCGTATCGGTACAATTAGAACAATTTATTTCGACACTAATGCTGATAGACAAATAATAAACTCAGCTGTTGGAACGATCAACTATGATTCTGGAGTAATTGAAATTAATGATTTAAAGGTGCTGGCAGTTGCAGCACCTGATGGTTTAATTCGTTTAAGTTTAGAAACAGAATCAGGAATTATTGATTCTAATAGACAAACAATTTTAACAATTGACGAAACGGACACAACATCTATTACCACACAATTGATAAAAGTTAGTTCGTAATGTCAGAATTTAAAAATTCAATTCTTGTATCTCAACAAGTTCCCGAATATATTCGGGATGAATACCCTTTATTTGTAAATTTTTTAGAAGCGTATTATGAGTTTCTTGAAACAAAACAAGGAACTCAGAAGAATGATTTAATTCAACAAGCTAAAAAGCTGCGAAATATTTCTGATGTTGATGATTCAATTGAGGATTTTTCTGAAAGTTTTATTTCCAATTTTGCGACTTTACTACCACAAAACGAGCAAATAGATAAAGCATTTTTAATTAAGAATGTATTGCCACTTTATTTGGCCAAAGGCAGTGCAAAATCATTTGATCTATTGTTTAGAATTTTATATGGTGAAGAAGTTGTAATAACTTTGCCAAAAGATAGTATCCTTAGAGCTTCAGCTGGCGAATGGACAGTTGAAAATGTTTTAAGAATTGACAATGATGTGTTCTCATCATATGTTGGAAATGGAGTAACAAAAACATTTTTTTTAGCCCAACAATCAACTATCAATGATGTTACTGTATATTCCAATGGAACATTGTTGAGTAGTGGATATACGGTACGTAGAGAATCTAAAAAAATAATATTTCAAACTGCTCCAACTTTAGGAACAGTAATTGAAGTTTATTATGCCAATTTTAATTTTGAACTATTGAATTCTAGAAAAGTTACAGGCACAAGTTCTGGCGCAACAGCTTTTATTGAAAGGGCTGCACCAAGGCTTATAACACAACAAACTTCCATTGAATTATACATTAGCACAAATAATTTGACCGGCACTTTTTTAAATGCAGAAGAAGTTACTATTGAAATTATTGCTGATGATGGTACTACATTAATAACACTTGGATCAAGTACAATCTCCACGGTTAATTTAATTACGGTTATAAATGGCGGCGCAAATTATAATGTAGGCGATCCAGTGCCAATTAATGCTGGTGGTTTTACCACTAGAGCTGAAGCTGTTGTAGACAGTATTAAAACTGGTTTTGTGGATACAATGAATGTTCAGTTTGGTGGTGCAGGCTTTCAAGTTGGTGGTATTATTACTGGGCCTGGGCCAAGCAGTTCACTTGTAACAGCTGGTGTTGGATCAGTTGATGCATCGGGCGCCACTAGTGCCAATACTTATACTATATTTACTGATGTTATTTCTGATTATTCTAACGTAGTAATATCCAGTTCAGATTATGGATTTCCAGCTAATATTATTCCTACTGGTGAAAACGCATCAACACAATTGATTGATGCTTTTTCTAGAGGCTCTGTAACAGGCATTGGTCCTATAACATCTGCTACTATTCTTTTTGCTAATTCATCTAGTAATAATATTGTATATGATTCTGAGGGTGCAAAAATACAAACACTTGCAAATACATTTATCGATATAAAAACACTTGGTTCATTAGGTAGAATTCGAATAAATTCAGCAGGAACTGGTTATGTTATAGGTGATGAGATAGTTTTTGGATTATTACCATTTGGAAATTTTGGCCAAGCAGCTGCTGCGGCCGTAACAAATGTGAGTAACACCGGCGCAATTACAAAAATTGAATTTGGCCCATCTAGAATTAATGGCACAGTATCAGCAAATGCCAATACTGTTATAGTGACTGGAACAGGAACTAGTTTTGTTAACGAATTGAGAGTTGGTGATCAAATTATGATTAATTTGGAAACCAGGTACATTAATACAATTTCATCTGCGACTTCATTTAATGTTAACGTAGCATTTACCAAAACTTCAACAAATAATAAAGTTGGAGTGTATG